AAAACGTTCACAAACGTTAAAAACAGTTTTGAATCAAGGGTTTTGAGAGGAATTTTCAGGATTTACAGTAATTCTCTTCTTCTCATGACAAGACCCCAAACTGATGTTTTGAATTTATTAGAGTTTGCTGTTAACGGAAAACCTATCATACCTGATGATTTATCAGGAATTCCTAAGAGATATGTTACTGAAGTTTACACTTCAGGAAATATTGAGCTTTCTGGGAAAAGAACAACTTATTCTCAAAACACAGGAGTTAATACTTGCTTAAATGTTTATCACATGCACTTGTATACAGGGAGAACTATGAGACAAAGTTATGACAGCATGGAAGGAGCAATTTCAGGAGATGACTCTTTGATGATTTACCCAAAGAAATTAGTCGGAATAACAAAGTTTACAAAATTTTGGAATGATTCAGGATTTATAAGAAAAGATAAACCCCCTGATGAACCTGACTATTACAATGAGCATATCAACGCAAGTTCTTTTTGCTCCAATTTCTATGCCGATATGTCCATTTTATTAACTCATAAGAAAACTGGAGAGAAAAGCGTCAAAGAACTTGTAGTTCCTTTTCGAGCCTACTCGGAAATTTTTGGTAAATTTAGGTTTTCTTTAAATTATACTGATAATTTGTTCGAGCAGATGTCTTATGATAAGGGAGCTGCTATATCTTTTTTAATTTTATACATTGGAATGAGATATGCCAGAGCCTTCTTCCTAGCTGTTCTGTCCTGCATTCCTAAACAATTAGCCTCTAGAACTGAAAGGAATTTCTTCGGCTTGTCGATCAACTATAACGAGATGGACTTTCTGAATATCATTAAAGAAGTTTATTTTCCTGAAGGTTATGAAGACTGGAAGATTGATAGCTTTAAGGATATAGGATATATTCCTGTATGGTGCGACAAAGCAATGGGCTTTGAAATTTCTTCAGGCGATGAATTCAGAGCTAGGCTTTTGAAATGCGTTCAGGGAGTTCAAAGATGGATAGTATCCAAATACATAGGGACTGACATTAAGATATCCTTTTATGGTTTTTTTAAGAACTTAAAGCTTATCACTCTTCCAGATGTTCAAGATTACCGTCCTAGACATAGAATTCCAAATCCAGCTGAATTGATTAGCATATTTTCCGGGGAAAGAGATTCCAAGGGTTATCAACACATCAGATTTGTCGATATAGATTTTCCTCCTAGTTTTGAGAGGGAGAAGATTCAGATACTACAAAAGGACGCTGAAGTTTTTTCACTATCTCTAAACAAGAGGAATTTCGAATTTGAGATCGTGGATAAATTCTCAGAAGAAGCTTTTAAGTTGATTCTGATAGATCCGGGTGATGATCATACTTTAAGAATTGTTGAGGAATGCATTCTAAAGAAAGTCTTATACTACCATAGATTTCCCAGCAGAAGCAGTCCTCTTTTTCAAATTGAAGCGAAAGCTAGAATTGAGACTATTTACTCGGACACAATTTTGGAGAAAAAAGACAAAAAACTCATTCTTAAATTCAATTGTTACTAGATTAAAATAGCTCAATCTGAAGGGAAAAGCTGAGGTTGGTTTGGTGAATACTATTTATTAGAATTGAGTGGGTGTGATCAGTAATAACCAGTCCCCTTGCAGCGTAGCTGCGCGGGTATATATATACAGTTGTTGCTGGCCAAGCTCTAGCTGCTGGGCACAACATATCTACAGTAACC